GAGATGGTGTGTTAGCTGAAGTAGTAGCTTTTAGCCCGCTCGATATTAAATCGGCATTTAATCAAAAGCCTACCCGCATGGCTGGTTTATCAAACTCGGAATCAAAAGAACAATACGAAATAACTCGCAAAGCGCAAGCTCTTGGCAGAGTTAATGACCAAGTAACGTGGGAACTTAGGCGTAAATCTGATAACAGGCTTATACAAGAATTTGATAGAAAAAAAGACGCCCAACAAATGTTGGATGTATATACTCTATCGCAGGAAGAGGTATGGAAAAAATATCCAGAACTTAAACCAAAAGACGCACAAACGTCATCAAATTCTGAGTCGTCTAGTCCTAGGGCGTCTGAACTATTACCTAACGATGAGCTAAATCAGGGTCTGCATCCGGAAGTAGAGCAGGCAATCAATAACAACAGCATTAATGACGTACTTAAATTTTATAGTGCTAAAGGCGGTAAGTTTATATCTGCCTTTGCAAAGCGTTTACAAGAACTTGGTTTAACTACAAGCATCTACTTTAATAAAGAAGAAGAGCTAAGCAAAGCGTATATAGACCAAGTTAAAGGTGCAAGAGAAAGAGTATTTATTTACTTTCAAGCTAATTTTCCAGACGTCTATAAAAAACATTTTGAACCAATAGAAAAAAGTTATACTGTCTATGAGCCACAAGCTATAAATGCTTTAGCGTGGCGATTTAACAGTTTAATCGCAAACGGTCTAACCGTAGAACGTAAAGGCGTTAGAAGCAAAGCAAATCTTAAGCCTATAGCAACAGATTTAAAAGATCTTGCTAAAGTATATGACGGTATAGATAGAACAATTCAAAAAGCTGCGGGTACATATTTTGGTTTGCAAGACGCTGTTAGCTTAAATACTAAACTAAATGGAGACACAAACTACGTAGCCATACACGAAATAACCCATGCCGCCACACATTTTGCTATTAATAATCCAAGCAAGCTAGACGCAAAACAAACAATAGCTCTTGGCAACTTAAACAATTTATACATAAAAGCCAAAAGAAAGTTAGAAGCGGAAGGTAAAGACGATCTTTATGGGCTTAAAGATTTACATGAGTTTGTGTCTGAAGCATTTAGCAACAAAAAATTCCAAGAAGAATTACGTAAAATATCATCAGGTTTAAAATCTGACCCATCGGTGTGGTCTAAATTTATTCAGTTTGTTGCGCAGTTAATAGGTTCAGATAACGTTTTGTTTCATACTATGGCTAATGCCGACGTAATATTCTCCGCTAACAACGGTAGCACTACTACACTATCTCCTTCAAGCGCATTGTCTGACCAGACTACCGAAGACATGCCTAGCGTATCTTATGGCTTAAAAGACTTTAAATTAAACCCAGGTGAGCGTGGTGAAAACGGCGCGTTTGGTTTTATTAGAAAAGCTTTTAAAGGCAAAGTTGGTTGGAAGGACGTTAACAAAGAAACTTTAGGCGGTTTTTTAACTAATATAAACGACAACTACCGTCAGTACTTACTTGGCGGTTTAACTCTTGACCAGCTTACTGATATGGCAGGGGAAGACATTCCTCAGTTTAAGAGCTATGTTAGAGAAGTAGACGCTATGATTGCTACCCGCAACAAAATCATGGCTGAAGGCGATAAACCGATTAAAGCTTGGACTGATTTAATTAGAACCAATCCTACAAAAGCTGAAGAATTAGCGCATATGATGATTGAGGCTACTATTAATAAAGTAGACCCAGACCCAAAAGGTATAGGACATAACCCTGCAGATTTAGCTGCACATAAAGAAATACAAGCAGCTTGGAACAAAATGACTACCGGTAAGGACGGGGACATTGCTAAACAAATTTATAGAGAAGTACGTGGTTTTTATGAAAAACGTATGGATGAGTACGTAGCAATACAACAACAACGTTTAATAGAACGTGAGCAAGCTAAGGGCACCGACCCTAAAGAAATTGATGCTTTAGTTATAAAACAACGTGAAGAGATTAGAAAAGATATTATTCAACCATACTTCCCAATTAAACGTTTTGGTGAGTATTGGGTACAGGTCGGTTCTGGCAAGGGCAAAACATACATGCAGTTTGAAAATGCCGGGGCTAGAAACGCTGCTATAAAGCAGATGCGTGGCCATATGTTTAAGCAATTAGGCATAACTGCAAACTCTACCCAAGACGAAATAAAAGAAGCCGAAAGAAAGTTTTCTTTAGAAGCTAGGGCAGGAGAAGGTTTTACTGAGTTGTCGCAGTCAAGTTTGAGCGACGTGTCCCAATTAGGTAAACTTAAAGAGCGTATTGATGCTGTATCCGCCGACGTTGCCGCAGATCCAAATGCCGCTGGCAGTGAAATAAATACATTACGTGATGCTTTAAAAGACAGCTTAGACCAATACGTGTTAGAGATTACACCTAACCAAAGTATCCGTAAGATGTTCTTGCATCGTAATAACATTCAAGGTGCGAGTCAGGACATGCTCCGTGCTTTTGCTGAGTCTAGGTATCGTATTGCTTACCAGCGCTCTCGGTTTGAGCATATGCCAAAACTATTTGAGGCTGTAGAAGCTGCAAGAGCGCAATTAAGAGGTATGCCACTTGGTCAAAGAACTTCTTTAAATCGTGCATTGGTACGTGAGTTAGAACTAAACCTTAAAGCAGCCGTACTAGAACCACCAAAAATTGAAAGTTGGGTACGTCATTTAACTCAATTTGGTTTCTTACACTATTTAACTTCCCCTGCATCTGCTGTTGTTAACATGATGGCAATTCCGGGTATTTATATTCCTTTTGCTAGGGCTAGGTTTGGTATAGGGCCCGTAACGTCTACGTTGGCTAAATACACTACGCTTTTAGGGGGAACTGGTTTTGTTAACGAAAAAACAGGGCGCTATGAGTTTTTATCTTTAGCACGTTCTAAACTAGGTGAAATGCCTTTGTTGGATAAAAACGGCAAACCCGTTTTAATGGATAAAGTAGACGACGACGGTGTTGTTACTAAAGTGCCTATGACTTACGCCGACGCCTATGAGAAAGGCGTATTGCTGCAGGCTATTGACACTACGCTAAGCCATGAAAGTGCAAGTATTGGAGATCAGCCGTCAGAAAACTATACCGGTAGGTTCCAAAAGTTTATGTACTATGCTAGCTTGCCGTTCCATGCAGCGGAGAAGTTTAACCGTGAAACAACTTATATGACTACATTTGAGCTAGCATATAACAAGTATATTAACAATAAAACTAATCCGTATTCCCCACAAGCGGCTTTTGAGAAAGCTAGCCAAGACGCACGAGACCTAGTCCAAAAGACTATGTTTAACTACAACACTATTAATAAACCACGTTATTTCCGTGGAAACATAGCTAGTATGGTGCTGCAATTTAAAATGTACCCCCAGCAAATGACTGTGCTTTTAGCTAGAACTTTCTATCAAAGCATGGGTAGTGGCATGAAGCATGATTTAGAAGCCTACAAAGAGCATATTAAAAACTCTCCTGACTTTGATAAGTTAGTAGAAGAAAAAGAAGCCGAGCTTAAACAAGTACAAAAAGAAGCTACTGAAGCCTTTTGGGGCACAATGGGTATGACTTTCTTAACTGCAGGTATGTCGGGTCTGCCGTTGTTCTTTATTGTTTCTGGAATTGGGTCTGCATTCCATGCGGCGTTTGGAGACGATGATGAGCCTTATGATTTTGATAATTGGTTTAAGAATTGGTGCAGCAGAACTTTTGGTGGTATGGTCGGCGATTCTATATCTAGAGGTGTTTTGTCTCAAGTTACAGGAATGAACTTTGCTGACCGTATGAGTCTTAACATGAGTGACATGTGGTTTCCTAACGTCAAGAAGAGCCAAGATGAAGTTCAGTATCTACAAAACGTTATGACTAACCTTATGGGTCCAGTAATGGGTGCAGGTCTGGGTTATGCCGAGGCGGTTAAACGCTTGAACGATGGGCACTATGAACGTGCTGCAGAAGCTATGTTACCTGCTGGCTTAAAAAACATATTTGTAGGTACTCGTTATTTGGTGGAAGGTAAAGCGCTGACGCTTAAAGGCGACACCTTAGACTCTCATATTAGCGCAAAAGAGGCAGTAGGGCAGATGTTAGGTTTCTCTCCAGAAGATACGGCACAAAAACAAAAAGCCGCTATGGAAGAAAAAAACTTTGATTTAGAAATCTTAGGTAGAAAACAAGATTTAAAAAATGCTTTCTTCATAGCTTTTGATAGCAATGATAACGACATGCAAAATAGAGTCATACAAAAAATAATGCGCTTTAATAATACTAACCCAGAGTACGCCATTAACGCAAAATCTTTAGTAAGTTCTATAAGAAAACATTACCAGCAAAGAGCTCTTAATGATATGTCAGGCGGTGTATCTATAACCAAAAACGCTATAAATAGGTTGTCAGGAATGCTTGACTATTCTAAGGATTAAAAAAACCCCGCTTATTAGGCGGGGTCAAGTATTACTAGAAAGGAGTAGCGTTTAAGCTACGACTATATCTTACTACTTAAGTCTCCATACACGCAACCCGTGTATTCCTTCATTTATTAAAACTTGTGTTTTTACAGTATAGTTTAATCTTTTAGCCACACGTAGCACTTCCTTAATTGCAGCTTCCGTATCTAGGCATGGGATAAAGAAGCTGCTTCCAACCTTAAACTTAGCCCAATTAACTCTGAAGTAAAGTTTGTGGATCAACATCAGGGGCGTTCTTAGCTGCTTCTATGTAGGTCTCGGCGTCTAGGAAGTTATCTACTTCAAGGCTAAATACAAACGCATCAATCGGTGGGGACGATAGCTTTGTGCCCTTGGATAAACGCTTTTTAACTTGCCCTAAATAAATGCCGTCGGTTTCTAGCCCTTTAAGAATTTCTTTAAGGTTAATCTGCTGTTTAGTGCAGTAAGTACGTAGGTGTTTGGCGTTGATAAAAAGACGTTTGTCGTCAGGTTCTATCCTTACAAACAAGTCGTTGAACTTAGGCTCAACAATCGGCAACTGCTCCATACCCGATCTAGCGTCGGCTCTGCCGTTAATTACTAAAGTTGCGGCACGGTGCTGGTTCATAAACTCACCAATAATACTAGCTTGGTTTGTAGCGCAAGGAGCTTTAACGTCTGAGCGCATGTTCTCTAGTTCTTTAACCAACCAACGATATACTCTGCCAATATCAAAGTCACCAAGTAGACCAAGATCTTTAGCCATCAATGCACCTGCAATATTACAAGCTGCCGTTGCCGACCAGAACCGCTCACGGCTAGTAAACTTAACTTCCTTGTCTAGTTTTTGCTGGACTTGGATTACTGTATCAATAGCATCTTCTAAGTTATCTACAAGATACTGGACGTATGGCTCACCAGCAAGACCGTAGTTAGAGTACAAGCCATTAAATATAGTGTCGGCTTCTTCCTTAGATAGAGCCTCTGTAACTTCAATACGGTACTCAAGTAAACGCATGAACTCGCCATCAGGTGTAGCTTTAAGCGCAGCTAATTTATCGTAGAAGTATGCGTTAGAACTACATAAAGCTATAGTTCCCCACTTGGTAGCATTAATACGCTCAGCATTGTCGTGCTGCATCATACGGTTTTTGCCCCGTCCCTGAGAAATACTATAGGCTAAGTCTGAAAAGTTATCTCCTGATAGCTTAGTAATTTCGTCAATCGTAACCGGCAAGTTATTCATAATACCTAGGCGATGCACCATAGAGTTCATAGTGTCTTTCCATTGAAGCATTAGCTCCTCGGGATGACCGTAGACGCTGTTGCACATCTTAAGGACTGTAGACTTACCTGTACCTGACGTGTTGTTTACCAAGTTAATAATTGCGCCTTTTAGGTTAAGGTGTTTTATTAGGGGTGCTCCAAATGCTGTAAAGAAACCAAAAGCGTGTGGCTCAAACTCCGGCTGGTTATATACGTTAACTATTTTTAACCAATCTTCCATAGACCCAGTCGGCGTCATCCAGTTTGCAAGACTGCCTGTTGCGTGTGATGGTGGGCTATAACTAACTTTACCAGCAGATATTTCTCTGTCTCCCAAGATAAACTTAGAATCGTTTTCTGCCCAACCAAATTGTGTTCTCATCATTTCGACCTTTCCTTTGAACTGCAGGTGTTTTATAAATGTAATGATGTAAGCCATAATAGCGTCCATCTGTTTTTTAGAACCGGCAACACCGTGCCAGCTTAATCTTTCTCGTAGTTTCTCAACCACTTGCGCTTCTGTTTGTGCAATAGAAAACTCTCGTACGCCGTCTTGAGGCAAATGCAGTCTAAGCCAAATCACATCACCCTTTGATGGGTCTTTAAGTCGTTTAACTACATACAAATCGTGCTCATAAATTAAAGCGGCTTCGTCATCTTCATCTACAGGTTGTCTATAGACGCCACCATTTTGCCCTCTAAAATACGGGAAAGGAAACTCTGGGATAACAAATTCGTGTCTTTCACCACGAGGCGTTTCTGCAATGACCGCAATATCCGGCGCACTGGCGATAATTTCAGAGCCGAGCAGTATCGGAGACGATATCTTACCCTTGTGCGGGCATTCTTTACATCCTTGTGGGTGAAGCTTCTCAAAGGACGAACACGTATAAGGTCCTTTTGTCGAAAGTGCTTTCTTCTCAGTTTCGGCTGACGAATACGACGGGTGGTTTTGCGAAATAATGTGAATTGCTTCATCTCTGTCCACACAATGGGCGGCAATAGATAGTCCTGCTCTCCATAATGGCTCCTCTATATCTTCTTGGTTAATAGCAATATTTTCTAACTGCGCACAACCTTTGCCTTCTGTAGTCTTTATCAAAATAGTTTTAAATCTACTTTGACGATTACTTAGGGCTGCTTGAGCCATAGCGCTGGTTTGTTTAGGTATGTAGTCGGGCGCAATTAAAACCCCAATAGCCATTTTGATATCTTCATAAGAAGTCTCAGGCTCTATTTGCATAATAGCTACAGGCAAGGGCGGATCTTGCTTATAGTTAAACGTCTCAGGCACTCGAAGAATTGATGCGCTCTCTGCGGTGCGTGATGGATCAGCCCTAAACTTATGCTCTTCACACAAGGCTTTAAGGCGGTCGGCAACGGGTTTCCATTCAGCCCTACCAATGGTTTCTGTTAGTCTCCAGTAGGCGTGAACACCACGACCCGAATTTACTACCGTTGGCGTTGGTAATGCTACAGCCTCACAAAACTTTTTAAGTTCTACCAGACCGGTGGCTTGGTCTAAATAACCTTTGCCACTTAAATCTTTATCTATACCGCAATCAATGTCTATCCAAAAAGACTTAAAGTATTTACTATTTTTCTGTGTGCGACCGTCTTCATCGTTTTCGTATTTAGCACAAGCAAAATAAACATCGTATTCTGCCGTAACTAAAATAGCTATCTCAGCCTCTGCCTCGGCAATGGTCTCAACAAAAATTTGTTTAGGGCGCCCCTCTTGCTTTAAACCGACAATGCAATACCACCCTTCCGGGGGGAGCACTGCATTTAATAAATCTGTCGTTGCCATATCACCTCAAAACCCGAAGAAAGGAAGGGCAGCAGGGGGGTCGGCATCCCCCTTTTCGTTCCGTCAAACTATCTGCCCCGGGGTAAACTACTTGATAAGCTTTTCGATTTGCTCAACCGCCATCTTATGTGGCATAGTTGCTCCGACAAACCAATTGTAGATTGTCATGCGGGATACATTAAACATATTCGCAATCTCTATAACGGTAATATCGTTAGCAATACAATGCCTGCCTAACTTCACTCCAATATGCTTAGAGCTGGCAGCTTTGTTTGCTTTTACAAGACGATAGCTATAGCCTCTTAAACTCATGTTGGCTCTTTGCTCCAGTCGCCCATGATTGCTTTAAGGTCTTTTTTGGCGGCAGGCTCGGCGGCTTTCTTCTCAGGGCGCTTTTTGGGTTCTTCTACCTCAACTGCTGGCGCTTCTTCTTTAATGAAAACAGGAGCTTTTAGCTTTGGTAAGTCATCTTTTTTAGAGACAGAAAACTCAATAGCTTTCTTAGCGGCAGGTGATTGCCCTTGTTTAACAGAAACTTCCCACTGATCTTTAGACAAGAACTTCAAAGGTTTAAAGAACAACTTAGCCGTATCGCTATCAGGGTCAAAACGTAGCTCAGTATTTAAACTGTTTAAGTTGTAGCCTTGTGAACCAACATACTTAGCATACTGCTCAAACGGCATGTGATTTAAATCGCCTTTACCAAAAATAGACTTAGAGGCTAATTGCAACTGATAGACATCTCCGCCAACGTCATCTGCTAGAGCTACAGCAATACGACGGAAGTGGCGACACGCACGACCACCACCTGCACCTGAGCCTTTAACGTTTTGAGGGCACTCGGCGCAATTATGGTGCTGTGCTTCTTCTACTGAGGTATCGGGTGTAACGCCGTCATTAGACCAGCAGTCAGGAGGTGTAGCATCTGCTTTAGGATTATAAGCACCGGCATAGAATGTGCGGGATACATCTTTAGCAGCATTAACAATAACTACGTTTAAAGACTCGCTATTGCTGGTTAAGATTTCTTCCCCGTTAACAACCATACGGAACTTACCACCACGCAATGAAATACGTTTGCTACCGCCATTACCTACAAGGGCACGGGTTACGTCATCTAACTGTACATCTTTGAGGTAGTCGGGTAGATCTTGATTAAACAGAGTGATTTCACTCATTTGCTTCTCCTTACTGTAATTGAATGTTCGCTATCCACATTTAACCCGAGTGGTAGCAAATCGGGGTTTTCTTCTAAAAACTGCTTAATGTTTGTTTGATGTATGCGCTTCTCAAGTAAATCGGGAAGATGGTGTTCAAACATAAATTGATAAAACTTCTCCCAGTCATTAGTCCAATAACGACTCTTAACTGTGCGCATTACCGTACCGTGTGGGGTCTTAAGACTTGTAGCCCCTGTAGTCTTGCATACTTCTAGCATCTGCTGCTCAAGCACGCTCAACTGTGATTCGAATTCGGCTTCAAGTTTGTCGGCTTCTCTTCTAGCCTCATCACGAGCATCACGAATCTTAATGTAAACTTCTACAATCTGATCGACTGTTATTTCATCCATATTTTCCTTTCTTACAGATCTTATGTCCGTTAAGTAATAATACCACAATGATTTACTTTGTCAAGTGTTTACCTCAACTTCATTTTTATATAGGTCTATCAGTTTATCATGAACACTAAGTTTGCTTCTTAGCATGTTGTATAGCCTATCTTCTACGGGAGAACCCTTAATATGAACCACAGTCATAGCGTTTTTTTGGCCTTGTCTGTCAATACGAGCATTAGCTTGCAAATAAGTTTCAATTGATGTAACAGGGGCGTACCATATTATGGTATCTGCAGCAGTCAAAGTTACGCCATGCGCTGCGGCTTGTGGTTGAATTAAAAGCACTTTTGGGTACGGTGTTTCTTGAAAACGCTTAAAAATATCAGTGCGTTTATTGACAGGGACAGCTCCGTTTATAACATCGCAGGTAATACCTGCCCCTCTCAAATGCTCTTTGAGTAATTCTATTGTATGAGTAAACGGTATAAAGACAAGGACTTTTTGACTAGACTCGTTAATAACTTCTTCGACAACACGGAGACGATTAGACACATCAAACTCAATAACAGCACCGGTATCAGAATAGACAGCACCACCAGAAATTTGCAATAGCTTATTAATATTAACGGCAGCGTTGACGGTACTGATCTCCTCCCCCGCAGCCACCATGAGCATTTCTTTTTTGAGTAGCTTGTAGAACTTTTCTTGTTGGGGTGTAAGTGGGGCGTCTCTAAAGACATAAGTTATCTCCGGCAAATCTAAACATTCTTTTTTAGTAAACCGTATAGCTGGTTGAAGTGCTTTAAATACTACTTGATTTGCAGTGGGTTTTGGCATCCATTTAAACTTGCTAATGTTTAGCATAGTTTGATCTCTGAAGGACCCAAAAAACTTAGGCACGTTTTGAGGTACGGCTAATTTAGCTAAACCGTAAGCATCAGTTGGACTCTGTGCGGCTGGCGTGCCTGTCATCATCCATAGCCATGTTTTTGGTGTTATCAAAGAATTAAGTGTTTTCCAACGCTGCGTAGTAACAGTTTTGTATGCGTTAGCTTCATCAATGATAATTAAATCAAAACCACCATTTTTAATGTCGTCGGCAACAATCTCAACACCGTCGTAATTAATAATAACGAAGTCGGCATCGCTGGCTATTATGGCTTTGCGTTTTATGCGCTCTCCATAAGCTATAGCCACTTTGCGGTGTACGGCAAACTTAAATAAATCTGCTTGCCATGCTGACTGCATAATAGACAACGGGCATATAACCAAAACTCTATTAATAACTTCTTGTTCTAATAAGCAATCTGCTGCCCATATAGCTGATGCAGTCTTGCCTGTACCTTGCTCATTAAAACAAAAGGCTCTTTGGTTGGTTGCTAAAAATATTGCCGTTTCTCTTTGGTGCTGCATTGGCTGGTGAGCCCCAGGCCAAGAATACGTGTTAGGCTTTTCCATTCTTTGGTTTGTTTTGCTTAACTGTGTGGTCTGAGTTTCTGCTAAAGGAACGGTTTGAGCTTGGGGACTTGAGTTTAAGGTTGCTTGCGGCGTTCGTTCCGCCTTTCGAAAGAGGGATAACATGGTCAATATCCTTGCCCTTTCTGTTTACTCCCTTTTTGTCCATCGCATAACGTGCTCTCTCCCGAGCGTTGCGTGTGGGTTGCTCCCCCCGCTCCTTCTGCTGTTGGTATTCCTTCTTGTAAGGACGTGGTTTGTTCACATAAGGCATAACGGTCTTCCTCTTTATGGAAAATGTAGAGACTTCCGTCTCCTAATACTATGTATTTTGGCATACTTTCGGGGTTTTTGCCATACATTTCCTCAATAAGTAAGTCTAAATCGACTTCTACCATACCTGCAAATGGGATTGGTTCTAAAGGCATGGGGGTGGCTCCTTTGGTTTTCCTGGTACTTGGTCATAAATTGGGTTCTCCCAAAACTTACTGTTGTTTGATATACCAAGAATGTCTGGCTCTTCTTGCGTATAAAGTTCGCCCTCTACCGCTATAGGATTTCTGATAGAGTTTTTCCATACCACAAATATAGTCTCAGGATGTTCACATCTTTTTTCTTTAAGCATCTGTATCTTATATTCCCGAGTGCAGTCTAGGCAATGGTTCATAGGATCATGTGGTTGATTTGTTCTATGTGATTGCCACATATAGTCTTGGTATTGCCGCCTGTTTTCAAAACATGGTGGACACCACTCAGGGTTGTATGGTTTGATTGTTATTACTCTTCTATCGCCCATTTTGTTTTTCCAATCTGTCAATTTCACGGTTGATGTACCACACCGCTTTTTTTAAATCTTCTAAATGCTTGCCCTTCAGTCCAGCCCGCCACACATATTTAATAGCATTGCCAAGATTGAAATTCATATGCTCAGTAATTTGTATGCACTCTATACCCGACGGATGATCGGTGTAATGAACGGGATGGTTTACTGGGTCTATCATTTTTTTAACGCCTCGTTAAGACGCTGTGCTTGTGGGTGTGGTTTAGATACATAAGGTCTAGCTGCCGCCGGTATTTTGCTTCCAGCCACTTTAAACTCGTCTGGTTTTGGTTTGTAAGATACAAACTTTGCTTCATATAGTCCTGATTTCATATTAGTGCATCCTCAAATTTTGATAAATCTACTAACTTCTTCTTCGAACGTAATTGTTTGAACGTCCACCCAACTCTCCCACTTACGAGCGCCCGTGCTTCTTCTCGCCTTGAGACCGTTCGCATCAACTCTTGATTCTCGTCGTAAATTAGGTACAGGAGCATAGTCGGTTAACTTTCCAAATTCGGGTACGGTCGGCGGCAAAAGTCTAAGAGTTTCTAACACTATCTCGTCAAAGCGTAGATACTTTCTTGATCTACCTCTAGGCACTCTTCTTCCTTCTAGGTTTAGCTGCGACAATACCAACTTCTTGTTCGGGTTCTGAGTTCCGTGCTTTTAACATTTCATCTGCATATCTATAAGCCAACACTGCTGGCTCTTCTCCCACATCATAGTTACAAGACAAAATACCATTCAAAGCAAACATCGCAAAGCAATCCCTCAAATCTTCATCGTTCATCTATAACTTCCTTTCCCGTTATGCTCACAAGTTAGTACCTTACAAAAGTTTTTACATGTAAAGTTAGGCTTAGGGTTCCAAACTCCTGTCTTATGGGCTGACTCGAGGCGGTCGGTTTCTTCTAGCCAACGCATCCAAAATAGCGGTGCGTCTTCTGCCGTATATTTAGCCTTAACAAAATCATCACATACTACAAACGCTAATCCAGCTTTTACTTTCTGCACCTGGGGAAAATGTTTAAATATTGCTAGAGCCATAAGCTCCAATTGTTTAGTGTCGGCGTACCTACTAGACTTTCCTGTCTTATAGTCAACCACATGGGCTGAGTCTTCATTAATAATTAACAAGTCTGCAACGCCCCTAAACCAAACATCTTTATCAAAAAACCCACACGCTTCTAAGTTTTTGGTCAAACCCATCTTATATTCAACGAGCTTTTCTCCTTGTATGTTCTCTAATATCTTAAGAACTGGCTCAATAAATTTATACTTCGCAGGAATTGGTACGCCTTGCCCAATATAATCCTCAGCAGCTTTATGCACTTCCTTACCAAACATAATAGCTTCTGTCTCAGGCTCTTGTATATCCTTGATTACCCTTATATGGTAGTATTTTCTAGGACATTGTTGGAATAATCCAAGCGAGGAGTACGACCAAGTTACAGGTTTCATTCGGCTTTTTCTTTAGCTATCAGGCACAGCAGTCGGGCTTCTACCAACGCAGACTCAGCGTGTAGTTGGGCTTGTTTAAAATCTCTTTCTAGCATGCTACCCTCAAACTGTTTAAGGTTATTGCGTATGTCTAATAAAAACTCAGCGTAGTCTATTAGTGTTCCCATTCATCATCCAAGTCAGCATGTTCAAGTATTGTTTTCTTAGCCCGTTCTAGT